AAAAAAAACAGTCATGGATCTGTATAAAACCAAAGAAAAATAGAAATAAACATTAACATTTAAAACAAAAAAATCATGGCAAATTGGATTAATTTCAACGTAGTTGGTGGTGTAACAGATGGTGCAGGTGCAACTCCAGCTCCACAAATGGACGGCGACAACTTATTATTAGCTGAAAGCATTATTAATGTAGGCGTAGTAGTAAGCGGTGGTGGTGCTATTGTAGCAACATTAAACTTAGCTGGACCAGCAGGCGCAACAACTTGTACAGTTATCTGTTCAACTTCACCTGCAGCAGCAGACGCTCCTGACGGTAATGTACCAGCTTCAGCGGATTACGTAAACAAAGTAAAAGCAACAATTATCAGATCATTAACAGCTAATCCAGGTGGTGTAAAAGCTAACTGTGTATTACCTCAAGATCAAGCTGATAACACTGCTCCATATGATCCAGCACTTAAAGTGTACTGGAGAAGCTTTGTAGTAGCGTAAGTATGAAAGCTAGAGGATTAGGCGATTCTATCGCACAATTCACAAAAAAAACAGGTATTAAGGCTGTAGTCGGTAAAATGGCTAACAGCCTTAATAAACCCTGTGGCTGTCAACAAAGACAAGATTATTTAAACAAAAAATTCCCTTACAAGCAATGAGAATAAATTTAACTAAAAGATTCACGATGAATTCTCCATTAGAAATCAATAACACTCCTGTGTATCAAGTTGACTTAGATGAGGGTATTTTAGGTAAAGGAAATAAAAACGGTACTATATTAGTATCTGATAAAATAACTGATCCTGAAGAAAGAGAAAGTATTATAAAACATGAAAGAATTCATGTTGATCAAGTAAAAAGAGGTGATTTAGATTATGACGATGAAAACGTTTATTGGAAAGGTAAAACATATCCAAGAAGTGAAATGAATGAAGGTAGTCCAGATTTACCTTGGGAAAAAGAAGCATATAGCAAAACAGATCCGTTCGAAAAATATTAATACAATATGGAATCACCAATTTTAAACAAAAGATTTAACTTAAAAAATCAACTTATTAAAGACGAGTTTGCTAGATTAAAAAATTTTAATTTATCAGATGAAAGATCTTCTGAACCATCGATGTCTGAAGGTTTAGCTAATCAAATGGCTACTGGAACAGATGAAAGTAGAGGTACTGAGTCAAAAGGTAGAGCATTCGGTGATTATAGCGCTAGACTTGGTGACAGTAAATATTATGGAGAATATGATCAATTTGGTACTGCTAGAAGAGATATATCAGCTGATCCAAGAACTGGAGACTTAGTAGTTAAAGGAGATTCTTATGCTCTAAGAGATTTTAATGTACCTTTTAATGAAGCAGGTGGAGGAACTAATAAGAGAATGAGAAAAAAATATCCTCTTATATCAAGTTATGCTGATCCAGCGTCTGATGAAATAAATCCTATGTATATAAACCCACATGAAGGGCTTGGACGTGATTATGTTGCTCAGCAAATTAGAAATAGAGATGCTGGTGTTGATTATGATGAAAATGCTATTTCAAGTTTTCAGCAAGGAAGTGGAACTCAGTATTACAGACCTTCAAGCATGAATACTTTTGAGAGAACTATAGGAAGAGATCCATCAACACTAACTAACCGTGGTGGTGCAGATTACGTTATGGGTACAGGAACTGGTGATATAGCGGACAAGCAAGAACAATCAGCAAGAAATGCAATGAACGCTAGAGATACAGCTAATCAAGCTATACAAAACGCTATTGATTCAGGAAATTTTGAAGAAGCTCAAAATATATTAAATTCAGGTTTTAATACGATTGCTGATGACTTTGGTAATTACCAAAACCCAAACAAAGCTTGGAGAGGAACTGCATATGCTAGTCAAACAAGAGGAGGTGAAGAAGGAGCTCCTAGAATGGATGAAAGACCATCACTATATAACCCAGGTCTATTTTATGGGTCTAGAGTTAAAGATAATTTAGAGTATAGAAGAGATGCTTCTGCGGATAAATATAACACGGAATATTTACCTACTAGATCAGAAGAAGTAGATAGAGAAGCTTATGACAGCTTAATAAAACAAAGATTTAGAAACATAGGTAATAGAAGTAATACGTTTATGCAAAATAGAAATCCTTTAACATCTTCTAATGAAAGAACTGGAGATATAAATTTTGGTGGACAATAAAATGGCTAAAAAATTTAAAGATACTACAGTCGGACAATTACTGTTTGGCGCAGCGTCTATAATAAATCCTACACTAGGAAATGTATTACAAGGCGTAACATCTCCTAAAGAAGCTATTGCTGCAATTGCAAAATCAGATGTTTCTTTAGATGATAAAATAAAATTACAACAATTAATATACGAACAACAGAATAAAGAGATAGAAGCTATTACTTCCAGATGGAAGTCAGATTCTATGTCAGATTCTTGGATGTCAAAAAATGTACGTCCATTAGTTCTAATATGGTGTATTGTTGTATTTTCTTTTGCAGGAATATTAGATAGTGTTGAAAGTATACCTTTTACAATACATGATAATTGGAATTCAACTTTTGAAGCAGTTATGATGGCGGTTGTTTTAGCCTATTTCGGAGGACGCACGACTGAAAAAGCTGCTAGCATGTTTAAAAAGTAAAAGTTACTAGAAATAAGTGATTATACTTTAGAACAATTAAATTAAATAAAATATTATGAAAAAATTATTAGTAAGCATTTTTATGTTTATGAGCGTTTTAACTTATGCTCAAGAAATTCCTGGACTAGAAGGTTTATGGAAAGGTAAGAACTCAACTTATTACGTTGCTATTTTATGGGATGGTGATAAGTATACTTTTAATAATTTTTCTTTTAACGTAGGTAAAACGGCAAAAGAAATAGTTTATGAAAAAGGTAAAGATTATATTATAACAAATATACACACTCAAAGAAATAAACATAGTGTTAATATTAAATATACTGTGTTAGATAAAGAAACATTATTATGTGAATTTTCAGGATCTAATGATAATGTAAGTAAATATAAACGAATAAAATTAAATTAAATGGCTGAAAACAAAGTAACAGAAAAAGAGTTAAAAGAAATACAAGATTTACAAGCAAATCTTTATAAATTAACCACTGATATAGGAGTTTTAGAAACTCAAAAACATGCGGTTTTACATGAACTAGCAGGTGTTAATCAGAAACAAGAAGAATTTAAAAAAGTACTAGAAGAAAAATACGGTTCAATAAATATAAATTTAGAGGACGGTACTTTTGAAGTACAAAAAGAAAATGAGTAATGTTATAAGAAAAATCAGTATTGGTGCTGATTATAAGAATGAAGCTATGCATTATTCTATAGGACAACAGGTTTATGGTGGTCATGAAATATCACATATACTGTTAGACGAAAAAGATAATTCTTATAATATACATATAAAGAAAAGCAATGAGATATTGCCATGGAAGAAATTTAACTCTAACATGGCTATATCTATTGAGTACGACTTAGAGTATTAATGAAAAGTCTTTACGATTTTATTGTAGAACCTTTAGGTGAGAGATACGCAAACACTAAAAAAATAGGCGAAAAGAAATTAATTTTAAATACTAAAATTGAATCTTGGAAGTTTGTTAATAGATTTGCTTTAGTTTTAGAAACACCACTAGCTATAAAAACCCCTATTAAAAAAGGAGACATTATAGTTGTGCATCAAAATGTTTTTAGAAGATTTTACAATATGCAAGGTAAACAAAGCAACAGTAGATCTTATTTTAAAGACAACATGTATTTTGTAGGTATGGATCAAGTTTATCTATATAAAAATAATAACACGTGGAAGTCTTTTGGTGATCGTTGCTTTATAAAACCAATTAAAAACAGTTCTTCTCTAGAGAACAGAAAAGAAACTCCCTATATTGGAATAGTTAAAATTGGTAATAATAAGTTAGAAGTATCTAAAATCAACCCAGGAGACAAGATAGGGTTTAAACCAGGTGCTGAATGGGAGTTTGTCGTTGACGATGAACGTCTTTATTGTATGAAATCAAATGATATAGTTATAAAATATGAGCACAAAGGAAACGAAGAAGAATATAATCCAAGCTGGACAGTTAGCAGTTAAAGAATTAATTAAAGTTGCTAAAGAACCTATTATAGATTTTGGACCAGACATTTCCGCGGATAGATTAAAGAACGCAGCTGCTACTAAAAAACTATGTATATTTGATGCTTTTGAAATATTAAATAGAATAGAAGAAGAAAAAAACTTATTAGAAGATAAGCCAAAAGTAGAAGAAAAAAAAGAAACTACATTTCGTGGTTTTGCTGAAGGAAGGTCTAAATAATGTATACGCAAACTTTATATAATATATTAACAGACCATGTTAAACCAAAAATTCTTAAGCGAAATAACAAATATAAGAAATGGGAATATGGTTATAATGAAGAGTATGACTTTGTAGTTATAAGCAAAGATGGAACTGTAGGAGATATATACGAAATACAAGGTTTAAAAATTGGAGTTCCTAGTAAACCTAAAGATATACATACTTTTGAAAATAATAAATGGACAAGAACACCATTACCTAAAGTTCTTAAAAAAATTAAAAGTGTTTTTGAATGGGATAAATATCCTGAAGACTTTAAAGAAAGATGGTATGATTTTATTGATATAGAATTTACCAGACGTGAAGAAGGTTTTTGGTTTAAAAACGATGATAGAGATATTTATTTAACAGGAACACATTACATGTACTTACAATGGAGTAAGATTGATGTTGGACCACCAGACTTTAGAGAAGCGAATAGATTATTCTTTTTATTCTGGGAAGCATGTAAAGCAGATAATAGATGCTATGGTATGTGTTATCTAAAAAACCGTAGATCTGGTTTTTCATTTATGGCTTCAGGAGAAGTTGTTAATTTAGCTACAATATCAAGTGATTCAAGATACGGGATATTATCTAAAACAGGACCAGATGCTAAAACCATGTTTACAGACAAGGTTGTTCCAATATCAGTTAATTATCCTTTCTTTTTTAAACCGATTCAAGACGGTATGGATCGACCTAAAACAGAATTAGCATATAGAGTTCCAGCTTCAAAATTTACAAGAAGAAAAATAGTAAGTGGAGAAGTAGAAGCAGAACTACAAGGTCTAGATACTACTATTGATTGGAAAAATACTGGTGATAATAGTTATGATGGTGAAAAATTAAAACTATTAGTACACGATGAATCAGGTAAGTGGGAAAGACCTAATAATATATTAAACAACTGGAGAGTTACAAAGACATGTTTAAGGTTAGGTTCTAGAATTATTGGTAAATGTATGATGGGTTCAACATCTAACGCTTTAGATAAAGGTGGTGGTAATTTTAAAAAATTATATGAAAACTCAGATGTTAATAAAAGAAATGCCAATGGACAAACACGTAGCGGACTCTATAGTCTGTTCATTCCTATGGAATGGAATTACGAAGGATACATTGATTCTTATGGCATACCTGTATTCGAAACACCCGAAAAACCTAAAGAAGATCCTCATGGACAAAAAATTAGATTAGGAGTATTAGATTACTGGAAAAATGAAGTAGATGGTTTAAGTGAAGATCAAGATGCTTTAAATGAATTTTATAGACAATTTCCACGTACAACTAAACATGCTTTTAGAGATGAATCTAAGAACTCTTTATTTAACCTTACTAAGATATATCAACAAATAGACTGGAATGCAGATATAAAGCATAGCAGTGTTGTAACACAAGGTTCATTTAAATGGGTTGGAGGTATAAAAGATACTCAAGTAATGTTTGTACCAAACAAAAGTGGTAGATTTTTTGTTTCATGGGTTCCACCAGTTCATTTACAAAATAATGTAATTAAAAAATTAGGTAAAAAATATCCAGGTAATGAAAGCTTAGGAGCATTTGGTTGTGATAGTTATGATATATCAGGAACAGTAGATGGTAGAGGTTCTAATGGATCTTTACATGGTTTAACTAAATTTAGTATGGAAGATGTTCCTCCTAATCATTTCTTTTTAGAATATATTGCTAGACCACAAACTGCTGAAATATTTTTTGAAGATGTTCTTATGGCTTGTATATTTTACGGAATGCCAATATTAGCAGAAAATAACAAACCTAGATTATTATATCATTTTAAAAGAAGAGGTTATAGGTCTTACGCAATGAATAGACCTGATAAGATTTACAATAAACTATCAGTAACAGAAAGAGAAATAGGTGGAATACCTAACTCAAGCGAAGACATAAAGCAAGCTCACGCTGCGGCTATAGAAACTTATATTGAAGAAAGAGTTGGATTATTAGAAGATCTTACTTATGGAGACATGTATTTTCAAAGAACATTAGAAGACTGGGCAAAATTTAATATAAACAATAGAACAACTCATGATGCTTCTATTAGCTCAGGTCTAGCTATTATGGCTTGTAACAAACATAAATATAGACCAGTTCCTAAGTTGATTAAACAAAAGTATGATTTAGGTATAAAAAAATATGACAATAGTGGTTCATTATCAAAAATTATAGATTAAATGAAGATAAATTATAATACTAATAGTACATTTCCTAGCCAAGTTGTTAGTGACGCTGAAAAAGCTACTTGGGAATATGGTACGCAGGTTGCACAAGCTATAGAGCAGGAATGGTTTAATCAAGGTAGAACTAATGGTAATAGATACTTAACTACTTGGAACAACTATAATAGATTAAGATTATACGCAAGAGGTGAACAACCTGTAGATAAATATAAAGATGAATTGTCTATTAATGGTGATTTGTCTTATCTTAATTTAGACTGGAAACCAGTTCCTATTATATCTAAATTCGTAGATATATTAGTTAATGGTATTTCTAATAAAAATTATGAAATAAATGCATTTGCTCAAGATCCTGAGTCTTTAGAAAAAAGAACTAATTACGCAGAGATGTTGGCTCAAGATATTTTTGCTAGAGAAACAATGGAACAAATAGTTCAGAAACTTGATTCTTCTTTGTTTAACACTTCGATTCCAGAAAGTAAATTACCTGCAGATGAAACTGAGTTGGAATTACACATGCAACTTAATTACAAGCAGGCTATAGAAATAGCAGAAGAAGAAGTTATTAATCAAGTATTAGATGCTAATAAATGGGAACTAACTAAACGAAGAGTTAATTATGATTTAGTTACGTGTGGAATTGGTGCTTGTAAAACTAATTTTAATCTTTCTAATGGTATAACGGTTGATTATGTTGATCCAGCTTACTTGATATATTCTTATACAGAAGATCCAAATTTTGAAGACATATACTATGTAGGTGAATTAAAACCAGTTACTTTACCTGAAATAGCAAAACAATTTCCAAGATTAGACGATGCTACATTAGAAAAAATACAACAGCAACAAGGTAATAGAACTTATATGTATGGATATGGTAATGGTCCATGGGATCAAAACACTATTCCATTATTATATTTTGAATACAAAACATACAGTGAACAAGTATTTAAAATAAAAGAAACAGAATATGGATTAGAAAAAGCATTAGAAAAACCTGATACTTTTAATCCACCAGAAAATGATAATTTTGATAGAGTAGGTAGAACTATAGAAACTCTTTACAGAGGAGTTAAAGTTTTAGGTACTGATATAATGTTAAGATGGGAGATGTGTCCTAACATGACTAGACCAAAAGCTGATACTACAAAAGTAGAAATGAATTATGCTATTTGTGCGCCACGTATGTATAAAGGTAGAATAGAATCTACAGTAGGTAGAATTACTGGTTTTGCTGATATGATACAAATAACTCATCTTAAACTGCAACAGGTAATAGCTAGAATGGTACCAGATGGTGTTTTCTTAGATATGGACGGTTTAGCAGAAGTTGATTTAGGTAACGGTACTAATTATAATCCAGCTGAAGCATTAAACATGTACTTCCAAACAGGTTCTGTTGTTGGTAGATCTTTAACACAAGATGGTGATATAAATAGAGGTAAAATACCTGTACAAGAATTATCAACAGGTTCAGGACAAGCGAAAATACAAAGCTTAATATCTACATATAATTATTATTTACAAATGATAAGGGATGTGACAGGTTTAAGTGAAGCTAGAGATGGTTCTGTACCAGATAGAGATACATTAGTAGGTTTACAAAAAATGGCTGCTAATGCTTCTAATATTGCTACTAAGCATATTAACAATAGTAGTTTATTCTTAACTTTAAGAATGTGTGAAAACATATCTAAAAAAGTTAGTGATATGTTAGATTATCCTTTAACAGCAAATGCTCTTAAAAATAGTATAACTACTTTTAACAGTATGACTCTGCAAGAAGTTGAAAACTTAAATCTACATGATTTTGGTATTTTCTTAGATCTTGAACCAGATGATGAAGAAAAACAACAGTTAGAGCAAAATATTCAGGTTGCATTAGGAAGTGGTGGTATTGATTTAGAAGATGCTATAGAGATACGTCAAATACGTAGTTTAAAATTAGCTAATCAAATGCTAAAAGTAAAACGTAAAAAGAAACAAGCGTACGAAAGACAAATGCAAGCAGATATGGCTCAACAACAGTCTGCAGCTAATACTCAAGCTACGCAAGCAGCTGCTGAATCTGAAGTACAAAAACAAGAAGTTTTAACTAATCAGAAAATAAACTTTGAACAAGCTAAATCTCAGATGGAAATAGAACGTATGAGAACTGAATCAGAGATAAAGCGTGCGTTAATGGCTGAAGAATTTAATTATCAAATTCAGTTAGAGCAAATGAAAACGCAAAGAGAAAGCATGCGTGAAAAAGAAATAGAAGATAGAAAAGACAAAAGAACAAGAATAGCAGGATCACAGCAAAGCGCTATGATAGATCAAAGAAATAATAATTTGATGCCTACTAATTTTGAAAAACAAAGTGAGCAAGGTTCAATGCCTACAGCTTAATTATTA